TTTTAGACATCGCGCCCGCAATGTCATAAATTATCGTCTCCATCTTGCGCAGATTGCCGTTCGCGTCAACGGTGGTGATGTTATACTGCTTCAGGAAATCTTGAACTTTCGGGTCCGCAAACTGGCTATAAGCCTTCTTCAATGCGTTTCCGGCCAGGCTTCCCTTGATTCCCATGTTGGCCATGATTCCCAGGGCGGCGCAAACGTCCTTTATGTCCTCTCCTGCCGCTGCCGCCTGTGGACCTGCCATTTTCAGCGCCTCGCCCAAATCCGCCAATGTCTGTGCGCTGTTATTGGCGGTAACTGATAGAATGTCCGCCATGTCTCCCGCCTTTGAAGCGTCAAGGCGGAAAACTCGGAGATTGTTTGAAGCGATTTCCGCCGCCTGGGCCAAATCGGTTCCCGTGGCCTTCGCCAGATTCATCATCGGCTGGATTGCCGCTTCAATCTCTTTGCTGTTCAATCCCATTCTTCCGAGGGCCGTCATTCCCTCCGCGACCTGTGCCGCCGTGAAACTGGTCTCCTTCCCCAATTTCCTTGCCTTCTGGGTGAGCGTGTCAAAATCTGCGCCCGTTGCTCCCGTGACTGCGCCGACCATCCGCATCTGGTCATCAAATGCGGCAAATGCCCTTGTCGCCGCGACAAATGGCGTACTGGCCAAAGTGCCAAAAACAGCAATCTTCGTTCCAATAGATTCAACGGTATTGGCAAAAGCCTTTAGTTTTGCCTGTGCGCCATTCAAGGCGCCGTTTAATTCCTTATCCTGTGCGGTGAGCTTTATAAATGCCGCTCCCGCCATAATTGCTGAACTGTTCGACATGGTGGATTTCCTGCTTTCATTGATTGTCTTTCAATAGATATATATACCAAAATCAAAAAAGCGCCCCTGGCCGTGGCCTGAAGCGCTTTTCTCAATGTCCGTTTTTTTGTCTCGCCGATTATATCTGATAGAAGTTTTTTGCCCTTCGGATTCCCTCAATCAGCAATTCGGAAACAATGTGGCCCTTCGGCTGTCCGGTCCTGGCGTGGACCGTGTCCACAAACTGCCTGATTTCCTCTTGCCGCGCCTTCGTTATTGCGTAGGTCAAATCTTGCGTGTCCTGCTTTCGCGCCTGCCTGGTTCTGTTCATTGCCTCTTTCATTGCCATTGTTCCTTTCATTGGTGGTTGAAGTGCGTTCTCCATAGTTGGAAAACATCATTAATATAGCATCAAAAATCATTCTTACAAGTTGATTATCAATAATTTAGATATTTTAGTTTTTTCAGTTTTCGATTGAGTTTTTTCAGAAAATTAAGTCTTCTGGGATGATTGACGCTTCGGCGGGTCCGAGCGCCTTGAATAGCCTCTCCGTCTCTCTGCCGTTCAGTCTCTGTCTCTGAAAAATTCTCTTCGCTATCATCTTCAACTGCCGCCGGTGGCTCCGCAGAATTCGTGCCGTTTTAATCATCAGTTCTTCAATCACTTTCCATCTTCTTTTTTCCGTCCATACATTCAGCAGCCAAAAGATATTTGCAATGTCCGTGTTGGCTCCTTTGCCTCCGCTGAAAAAGACCTCCAGAATTATGTCGTTGATTTTCTTCTTGCTCAATCTCATGTCAAGGCCGGTGGCGTTGTCGAACAGCGGACCGGCTGCGAATATCATTATCTTTCTGGCCGCTCTTGCTGCAATCGCCGTCTTGTCTGTCTCCAGCCTTTGCGTCTGCTCCTTCACAATCCCTGAATAGTATTCGCCATCTTTCCAGATTGCAACCTCCGCAACGGAAATTCCAAAATGCCAAAACAAAAGAAAATGCCTGGCCTCGTGCATCGCGACCGCTCGTTTGTCTTTCAAGTGCTTTGGCATTCTGGGCATTTCAGTTTCAATCTCTATTTTCCCATTTCACGTCTCAAACTGCGCCAGGCGTCTTCGCCGCGCTTCGCCTGTAGGGCCATTCCGTAAATATTAAATGCATGATTTAGCTTCATTCTGATAAAGCGCTCCAGCCATTCAAGCTGTCTGTAGAAGGTAAAACTCCTATTTTTCTTGCTTTTCTTCTCTTCTTGCTGCGTGATGTATTCATAATCCTTCGTGGCGCTAAAACCTTCAAACAGCTTCATTTCCTCTTGACTGAAAATCTCCGCCTTCTGCATTTCCTCTACCAGCGTTTTCAAAACTGATAAAGGTGTCCTGGTAAAAAAGTCGCGTGCCTTTGGTATGGCGTGGTTCGGGTCGCTCTTCGGGTCATAAACAAGCGTTGCTGGGGCGCGTCCTTCCGCTATTGCCTGTTTCTCCTTTTCAACGGCCTCTTCATTTATCGCCTGATTCTGCTTTTTTAGTTCCTCCGCGAGTTTAACCACTTCTTCCTTGTCTTCCTTGTCCGGTAGTTTGATGTTTTTCTGCTGCTCTTCCATTGTCATTTGCTCCTTTCGTGTGTTTGTGGCCAGGTGCCCCTGGCCGGTTCTTGTTATCGCTTGTCTGTCACTCCGTCCGTTCCGGCTCGTGAAGCCCGCAGTAATCATCGGCGTCAACTTGGGACGCCCTGAAATCCGTTCTGGGGTATGCCGTGCAATGGCGGCATGCGCTGTTCTCGTTGCCGTCAAATCGCACGTCGTGCCAATGTTTGCAAGTCCGGCACCTTGCAGGCTCCTTGCCGTCCATCGGCGTGAATTGACTGCATCTGTTGTTGAAAAGGGTGAAAATCCAATTTCCGGCGTAATTGAAGCGGCAGGCGTGTTCCCCGCCGTTGCTATGCTCTGGATTGTGCCACCATTTGCAATTCTGGCAAATCGGCGCTTCCGCCATTTTTCGGCGCTTCTCCTGCATCTCCTCCGCCAGTCTGCGCTGATGCTCTATGTTGGCCTTTTCGGCTTCGTAGAATGCGGCTGTAACCTGGTCCGCCTTCTCCTTTTTCTTTTCCAGTTCGTCCAGCTGTGCGTCAATGGTGGCGTTGTGCGATTGCATGATTTGGTCTTGGCCTTCGTCCGCCTTCTGGCTGCTGTCTGTGTCCTGTTTCATCTGTCTTGCTCCTCTGGTTTGTTCTCAATGCGGCGTTTGGCGTTGTTTTCATGCCGCGCGCCTTCAGAAAGAAAGTCTGTGTTAAAGGAAAGATACTTCCCCCGTGGTGTCTGGGAAAGTCGGTTTTCGGTAGTACCTTTTGGGGCCTCGTGGTCTTTCTAATCACTTTTCAAATACAGTTTCAATCGTTAGTATGCCACGAGGCCCCCCGTTTCAAGGAGGCGGGCGCTGTCGTGGCGGCGTCTCGTCTTCGCCGCTGTTCTGTTGGATTTGCTCTCCTGTCTTGGCCAGCGTTGCTCTCCTGGATTCTGGCCGCTGGTCTTCTCTGACTAATCCGATTTCCAAAGCATAATCAAACATTGCTTCAAAAACTAATGCCTTCAGCCTTCGCATTTCATCAACCTTGAACATTGCCAGGTTGTAAAGCAATTCGCCTTCAATGAAATACTTTCTGCAAATCTCCTTCGCCTCGCCTTCCGGCATCGCCTCTATATAATCATCCAGCATTGACTGGCGTTGTCTTGTCGTTTCGTGTTCATCCTCGATTTCTCCTTCCTGTGGTAATTCCTCCAAAAGAATCTCGCCGCCGTTCCTTGACATCTTCCTGAAATGCCGTCGCAGATACATCTTTCCTGCGGTCCTGATAAGCAATGCAATGAAAGTCCGTGGCTGGCTGCGCGTGGCGTTGAACTTGCCAATGTTCCTGACGCAATGCAAAAGCAAATCCTGGACAATGTCCGGAATGTCTTGCTTTCGGTCAATCATCTTGGCGATTCTGACGGCTTCTGCGGTTGCCGTCGCCTTCGCGTATTCATAGTTTTCTTCAAGCAAATTCATCGAAAACGCTTAATTGTTGTCTGGTTCAAAACTCTTATATGTCTCTAGTGTTATGAGCATTTCCAAGAATCTTTCCCATGTTTTATATTCTTTGCCTTCCACTTGTTGCGTCTGCATCATGTCCATTGTCTGAATCAGCAAATACGCTTGTTCTGTATGTGTTCTTACAAGGACGCCGTTCTCGCTTTTTTCAAGGGAATAATGCTTTCCCGCTTCACCGTGTTCAATATCTTCTGCCAATAGAGAAAAGGCGGACACCGGCGGGGGAGGAACATTGTTCTTCTGTAGCTGGTGGACAATGGCGATTGAAAGCGCTTTTGCCGTCCGAATTGCATAATAATTGAACACTTCAATCATTTTCGAGGCATCTTCTTCAATCTGCATCGGAAAATCGTATGAGCAAAGATTTTTGTTGTTCATCGTCTATTATTCCTTAACAACTGTTCTGACCGTGTTGTTGTTTTCCCAATTATGGCAAGTGAGATTTTCAAAAACTATTGGATAATTATACGGGGGATAATTACTCTGCAATGATGGAACTGGCGGATTGTAGCAACAATAATAATGACCGTCTTCGTACCTAAAACACCATTTGCATGTCTTGCAGATTTTCAGAATTGTGATTGTTTGCTCGTTCATTTTTCATTTCTCCTGTTTTGGGAATTAAGATTTTGAGATTCTACATCTATCCTATGACAAGAACAATTTTGTATTGTAAACTTGTCTTAAAAGTCTTAAAAACATATTCAAGTAGTTGATATTAAAGATATTATTATGATGATTCTCGTTAAGATTTTTGTTAAGATTTTTAATGGAAGTCATAATTTCAAGGCTCCTTATTTCTGACATTTGGTTTTTATTAGCAAAAAGTCTTAACATTTGTCTTAAGAATTGTCTGAATTATCATCACAGCTTCAGATTGTTCCACCACTCTTCGGGAATGTTCCCTTGAATGACATTGAATTTCGCCCCTCTGCTTACTTCGCCCTTGTCGGATTGAATCCAGCCCCATTCTACGAAATCCCGCAATATCTTGTATCTGTCTTGTTCCTTGCCGTGAAATTTCTTTCCGACATAATTGCTAATCGTTGAAATGCTCGCGTCTGGATGTTGAACGATGATTGTAAGAATCCTCATTTCATGTTCAACATATTCACGTTGCCTGGGGTCCATGTCTTCAACCGGCATCAGTAAATCTTCAGCCTGTGAGAAAAACCATTGAACCATCTTTTCAGCCTTTTCTATATGTTCGCTATTGACTTTCGGTGATTCAAGGTTGCTTTCACTTATGGCCAACATTGTCGCAAATCTGGCCATATATTCATTTGCAAGTCTTCTGTAACATGGCCGGAGACGTTCCGGCGCGTTGTATTCTTCAAACACGTCTAATATCCTGTCGCTGTATCCTTCCGGAATCTCAACCACGCCTTGCGCCGTCTTAAACGTGTTGAATATCGTTTGCAATTCTGGAATTATCTTCGTGCAGTCAAAATTGGCTGGCCGTCCTTCAAAGTCATTTGGCATCTTCGCCAAAAGGAAACGGCCCAGAAATCCGGAATAAAGCTCCTTCGCCTTGATTTTCCCACTTGAAAAGAACTCTGGCTGTATATTCGCTATAATGCTTGGATAGCAATAATTGACCTCTATCGTGCCGCCGCCCTTCCTGCTTGCGCTGAATTGGTGAATGAAAAAGCCCTTTGAAAAAGCCTCCGTTAAGAAGCTGGTTGCCGCATTTTGCCATTTGTTTTCATCGAGCCAATCCATGAATTCAGATATGCTTAATAAACCGTTTGGCTTGTTTATGAGCGCCTTTGCAATTCCCTCGGCGCTTCCTGATGTTCCCAAAAGCAAATCATGTGCGCCCATTATGATGTCAAGAAGATTGCCAATGTCCTTGCCTGTTGCCGAATGGGCGGCCAAAAGCGCGTAAACATTGCAGGCTTGTCCGCCCGCCGTGTTGATTCTCAACCGTGCATTCAAAATCCCATTCGTCGGCAATATTCCTTGCTGCGTGTTATCTCCCCTTGCTGTCAATGCGCATCCAGCTGTTACAATGGCTTTCAATAATGCTGCCTGCAATGGCAGCCGTGGCCGTGTAACGCAAGAATACAATTCCGCCATTGTTCCCAGCAATGTTCCTGATATGGCTTCTTCAATGTCTGAATCTGTGACGCTTCGCCAGGGCTTCCTTGATGGCTTTTCATCAGTCTGGCTATTTTCACTTCTAGTCTGCTTCTGCCCGTAAATAGTTCCTTCCTGAACAATGACTGTGCCCGTTTGGTTTTTACTGGCTTTGATTCTTAAACATCTTTCCCAGGGCTTTTCCATTATGCTTTTCCTTCGCTTTTCTTACTTTGTGCAAAGCAAATCCCTGATTGATTGCGGGTCAATGCGGACGCATCTGGATGAAATGACAATCCGGCGCAATTTGCCTTCATTGATATATCTGTGCAATGTCTGTTCAGTGCAGTTCAGCAATTCCATTGCTTCCTTTCGCGTCAACGGCTTTTCAATGCTCTGCCTGTTGATGTTGTTCAAAGCCGTCTGCAATGTTTCAATGTCCAGATTTGGATAACGCGGCTTCAAAAGGGAAACTGCCATTCCCAGAACTTCATTCCAATTAATGCTTGTCGCTTCCATTGTTCTTGCTCTCCTGAATTATTGTTTGATAAAGGAACTTGCCAAAGTCAAGACGGCGTTGCTTCTTCGCCTGGGCCTTCGCTGCGTCAGGCGGTCTTCCTTCAGTTGTTTTGATTTTCATCTCGCATTGCTTCATTTTTAGGCCTTTCTTAAAAGTGGCTTCTTTGTTGTCAATGCGACTACTCTATACTCTCAATTACTAATGTAAAGCGTTGTAATTCAATAACCTTTGACAATAAATATTGTTGTCAAACTTCGGGCTTTCAAGGCATAAAAAATCCCCAGTTTGCCATTGATAACATGCAAACTGGGGATGTGCTGGAAAACGATTAGAATCTGAAAACTACTTTGAGAAATCCTCCGGATAAATCTTTTCCCAATCCCTTAAAACAGTTCTGGGTGTCGAGTGGATACTTTTGGCAACATTACTGGCAATTGCATTTTTTCCGCCTGTGTGGCTATACTTTTTCCTGTCGCCTTTCAAATATTCATCATGCGCCATGTCTGCCGCTTGCTTTCTCTCTTCGTTTGATTTCGTCTTCCTTCCTGGACCTATCATATTCAACTGTTTTATTAGAAGGTTGATTTTACAGCGTAGAAAAAACATATACTCTTCTTTCGTTTTCGCTCTTTCAGCTTCAAATAAACCTTTGTCTTCTATTTCAATTCCAGTTTCACTTGCTATTTTTGCTCTCCATCCTTTCTTATACCACGGCAGCATTTTTCGCGGCATGAACATATTTGCCTCAAGGTCTGCTTGTTGCTCTGCCAGCTCCTTCAATCGGGCCTGCCTTTGTTGTGCGATTTCCGCCTTTTGCTGTTCGCGCGTGTTGTCTTTTGGCTTTTTCATGTTATTTTATCTATTGAAAGTTCTTGTTAGCTTGATTACTAATATACATTCTGTTCCCTTTTGCGTCCAGTGACCGCCTCTCCTGCCTTATGTTTCCCCCTTCTGCCCGCATCAATGATAAAAACTTTAGTTATGACAGGGTTACCAACAGCCCGCCAAACTTTACTACCCGTCATAACTAAACGCAATTCAAAAGTTATGGCGTTCTGTTCCCTGTTGAGACAAGTAACGCTCTCAACAGTGGAATAGATTAGGTTTCGCCGCGCTTCGGTTGCGTCCTTCTCGTCCAATATCTTCCTGGCGTATCTCTTGGCCGCATCCACTAAATGCGGCATTACCTGTTCATAGTCGATTGACGGAACTTCAGGCGTCAATTCCTCTATCTGCCTTTCTATTGCCTGTCTGCTTTCCCTGGCGTTTGCCAGCTCCGCGTTCCAATAGTCCTTGTTTTCCTGGGTGACAATCCCGTTTAGAAACATATTCGCTATGTTCTGCTCCCGCTTCCTTGCATCAGCAAGCTGCGATTCTAGATTTGTTTTCTGCGCCTGGCTCCTGCTCGTCTCCTCTGACAGTTCCTTCAGGTATGTTTCCAATGACGCTTTGATTTCTTCCTCGTCCTGGAATATCTGGGCCACATATTCCAAAACTTCTTCGTCCAATGATTCAGCATTTATGGCGTTCTTGCATTCGGCGCCGGTGCATTTGTAGTAGAAATAGCGCCTTTCGCCCTTCTTGACGGAATAGGGCGTCATGTGCCGCCCGCAATGGCAATAGACAAGCCCTGACAACAAATAATCATACTGCTTGCCGTTTGTCCTGGTGTAGTTCCGCCGCGATTCCTGCAAAAGCATTTGAACATTGTCAAATGTCTTTTCATCTATGATTGGCGGACAAATGCCTGGATACTCCACGCCGTTCCAAACCAAAACGCCAATATACAATTTGTTTCGGAGTATCCTGTAAAAATGCTGGCGGTTCTGGAAAACTCCTGGATAACGCTTGTTCACTTCCTCAAAGCCGAGTTTCCCTTCGTTGAACAAACTGAAAATATCCCGTATCATCGGCGCCTTCTCTTCGTCAATGACAACGGTGTATTTGTCCGTCTTCCTGTATCCAATTGGAACACGGCCCGACGGATATTTTTTTTCCTGCGCCATATAGCGGAGTTTCGCTGATACTCTCTCCGCCGTCATTCCCCTTTCAAGCTCCGCTATTGCAATGGTCTGATGCAGCATATACCGCGCCATTGCGCCTGTATATGACAAGTATTCCTGATTGATGGAAATGAATTCGCAGTTACGGTCGCGCAGCTTCGTGAAAATCGGGATTGCATCATTCAATGACCTTGAAAGCCTGTCAAGATTCCAAACAACCAGGCATCGCCACGGGCATTGCGGTTTATCCAAATCATCCAAAATCTGCTGTATGCCTGGGCGGTTAAGATTCTTTCCTGACTTGAACTCGTCCGCCAGCTCTATGAACTCGGCATTTGGGCATATTGACAGAACGCGCTTTCGCATGTCTGACAACTGAACTGCAATAGACGTTTCCTCTGCTCCCCAATCTGAACCTTTAGGGGAAACGCGGGCATACAGGCAAAACTTCTTTGTGTTGAGCTTGATTTCTTTTCCCATTGACTTCAACTCCCATTATGTCGGACCATGAGTAACATTATAATCAAATGTTACTATAATTAGTCAATGAGATTTTTCAAACTGTCAATGGCTATTATTTAACAATAATAAAAAAAGGCGCTCCAGGCTGTTTTCCTGAAATCCACCAGAAAAAGGGAAAGCCTGAAGCGCCTAAAAGGTGCCATTCAAACGCAACGTGAAAGGAGGTGACGCTAAATGGCAAAGAAGCCGTCACGCCTGAATGGCAAGAAGGATGCCACCAGACGCAGCGGTGAAGGAATACAATTGCGGCCAGTTTTCCCAAACCAACCGCTGCGCCTGAATGGCAAAAGGAATGCCACCAGACGTAGCTGTCGAACAAAAACAAAGAAAAAAGCCGCCGCGTCTGGATGGCAAGATGGATGCCATTCAAGCGAATTGAGAAGAAGATATTTTTCCAACAACAACCTAACCACTTCGCCTGAATGGCAAAAACATGTTTACTCCATGCCCTTGCTGAAAACCATTCCCTGATAAGCCTGTTCCCTGATGCCAAAGTCATAGACAACGCGGAATGACAGGCCGAGGGTGTTGAAGTCCGGCGCTCCCGTCTCGACAACCGGCGTCTTCTGGCCGTTCAGATAGGCGATTTCAAACGTGTCAATCTGATTCGGGTCTCCGAACAGATACCAGCCGACATAACTGGCGTTGTTGAAAGTCTCGCTCTGAAGATACGGGCTGGAAATCGGCTCCAGTCTATAGCGGCTGATTATGTTTAATTCGGGTGCCGTCGTGGTGCCGCCGGTCATGCCGGAACTGAAAACCAGCGTCTGCGCGAATGAATCAAGTTCGCTTGGAACCAAAAGGAACTTCGGCGCAACATTGATGGGCTGGCCGTCGGAATCGCAAGCCGCCAGGAACAATGCGCGGGCCTTCTCCAAAGATTCCTTTGTAAGCGCCGACGCCGTGCCGGTCATATAGTTCTTATGGTCTGCGCAGAAAAGCGCCTTGCCGTCCGTGAATGTCGGATTCTCAAGAAGTCTTCCGAAAAACACCTGGTCAATCTTTCTTGCCGCCCGCTGGCCCAGCGCTGTCGGAATCTGAAGGAAAGCGCCGAGGTCGTCATTGTAGATGTCCTGGCGGGTGAGCGTGAACATTTTTCCATAAGTGTCCAGGCGGTTAGTCGCCCTGTCCTCCGTAAAAGTGCCGTGTTGAATCTCGCCGCCTCTTTCAATCTTCTGCAAGTCTCCTACATCGGTCAGGCGGTATCTTTCGGATGGCTTGAAGTTGTTAAGTTCGCCTTCCCTGCAAAGTCGCGGCGCAATCGGCTTGACGCTTTCAAACGCCTGAAGGGCTTTTTTGTTGGCGACATTGGACAGGATGCCAGGAAGCGCAACGGTGGAAAACGCGGCGCGGATGGTCGAATCGTTGAAATCAATGTCAATCGGCCTGTTCTCGAATCCGCAGCATATTTCCATTACCTTTTTCAAGGTGATTCCGCGAATCTGGGAAGCCGCCTCAAGCTCGCGTTCCTTGTAGCTCTTTAGTAAAATGTGTTCGGGCAGATAGCATTGAAGGCATAATGCCGCCTCAAGGTTTCTGCGGTTGATTTCAAGTGGCTGTTTGCTGATGATGTTCGGCATTGTCATTTCTCCTTTAATGTGTTCGATTGCCGCCTGTGCGGCCTCTATACTCCAGTTATCTCTGATTGCTGACTCCAAAATGTCCTGATGGCCTTCGCAGATTGCCGTGATTGTCTTCAGCCTTTCAAATCCAGCCGATGAAAACGCCGCCGCAATGTCCAGGCTGGTGTTCTTGTCGGCTCCGACTGCAACCACGCTGACTTCACGCAAAAGGGATTTTGTCACCTTCATAAATTCCCCCGTGAAAGCCTGGCCGTTGATGATGACTTGTTCATCCGTCTCAACCTTGACTACAGCCTCGATGCTTGCTCCTATTGAAAGTTGCCATTTGAAGCGTTTTCCAGCCTCTACTATGTACCTTCCTTTTTCGGTGCCTGTATCTACGCCGCCGAAAATCAGCAGCTTGTTTCCGCCGTCAATGGTGGCCGTCACTTCGCCCAGGCGCTTGTCCGGCTCGTTCTGGTGATTGTAAAGCAATGGTATCTGCTTTGCAATTTCCATGCCCGCCAAATCAATGACAATCGGATATTGGCACCATGCCTGATTAATCGCGCCGCCGGAATACGCGACGCCTGAAACGTTGCTGATGTCGCTTTTCGCCTCTGCCGCCTCAATGTGGTTTATTGCGTTACAGATTCCTTTCGTTTCAAAGAAACCCATTGCTGAAAACTCTTTCTTCATCTTTCATGCTCCTTTCTTATATTATCCAATTTGAACATTGTTGCCAAATCCGCCGGCGGTGTTCCTGGCAATCTGCTTGCTGTATCTTGCGGATTCTTCGGTCGCCCTTGCGACGCGCTCTTCCTGCGACAACTGCGCCTTTCCGCTGCGGTCGAAAAGCGCCGTCAATGCAGCCGCGTCAAATGCCGCCATCATCTTTGAAGAATTGGCCTTGTTTCCCGCCGGTCCGTCCGTGGTCGCCTTCTCCGCCGCGTTTCTGATTTGCTCCTGATAGCCTTCATACTGTTGCCGCTGGCTCTTTACCGCCTCTTGCCATGCAATAAGCGTTTTCCGTTCCTCCTCGCTTAAATCCTTGCCACCTTCCGAATTCCCCGACTGGAAATCTCGTAACATTTTTTCATATTGCGCCGTTGCCCGCTGAATCATGGTTGAAAAGTCGGCCATGAACGAATCAAGCCCCTTGCCGTTCCCGTTTCTGCTCTGGTCCAGCAATGCTTTGAAACGGCTGTCCGCCGCCGTTCGCTCGTCCTTTTTCTTCTGTTCGCTGTCAAGGTCTGACAAGAAGTCCTTGAATGGTCTCAAGTCCTTTTCCCTGGCGGTCGTTACCTGTTCGTCAAAGCTGGCGTTTGCCGCGCTGATTCTCGCCTCAAGCGTCCGGATGTTTTCCGCGTGCGCCTCAAGTTCCTTGTTCGCCGCGTCAAATGCCGCCTTCTGCTCCGGCGTCCTCTGCTCCCTGTTGTCGGCCATCCGCTTCTTGGCCATCGCCAAAAGCGCCTTTTCCTCATCCATCTTCATTTGGGCGCTTTTCATGTATTCCTGGCGGACCGCCTCAATTGCCTTTACCTCCTTCTGGAGATTCGTCAATTTGCGTTTGGCGTTTTCCTCTTCGATTCTGGCCATTGCCTTTTCTGCGTTGGCTAGTTCTTCCATGCTTGCCGCCCTGCGCTGGTTCTCGGCCTCAATTCGGCTTTGTGTGTTGCCGCCTTCGTCCTTCTCGCCTGTCACGGCCTTTGCGTCGCCGCCTTCCAGGGCCTTCATCCGCTGCATAATCGCCTGACGCTGCTTTACAATGGCATCCATCCGGCTGCAATTTTCCTCCATTCTGGCGACCGCTTCATCATCCTTGCCGGTTATAATCGCCCATAGGCTGTAATTGTAGGATTTGTCCAGCTGGTCACGTTCCCTGTAAAGCGCCTGTTTCTCGGCCTCAAGTGCCTTCAGCTGCGCTTCCATCTCAAGTTTTGCCGCCTCGCGCATTGCCTGGTTAAGCTGCCTTTGTGCGTCCGCCGCCAATTTCAATTGTCCTGTGTTCTTGTCCAATTGGGCGTAATGGGTCGCGCCGTATGGCTTCAATGCCTCAAGCAGCCTTTCCGTCTCGGCTATTTCTTCCGCTGTCAATCTTCCGCGCTGCGAAAGTTCCTCAAGCTGCTTCAGCCGCTTGAAATTGACTTCTGCCTGTTGCCTTCCCTGGTCTCCCTTTTCCAGGTTTTCAAGGCTTATATTGCTTATCTTCTCCGCTTCCTGCGCAAATTTCTTGGCGCTTGCGTTGGCTCTGTTTATGGCCGTGTTGAACACCATAACCGTTGCCGCCATCGCAACCAGGGCCGCCGTCACGGGATTTGCGGCAATTGCAGCCATTGCAGCATTCAGCGCCGTCATAGCGCCCGCCGCGACCTTCGCTGCAACCGCCTTTGCATATAGGCCGATTGTAACACCGTGTATTCCCTTTGCAACCGCCATTTCCGTTGCAAGCGTCTTTATGTTCGTCGCCATTATGACGCTTCCGACGGTTTTGCTGGTTACTGCATATTTCATCTTTGATGCAATCAAAGTGCCGACAATCTTCTGCTTTTTCGCCATTATCAACGCGGATGCCGCGCTGCTCTTGTTGAAGGCGATTTGCGCCGCCGCCGCCGTCTTTGCCGCCGCTGCCTGGGCCTGATAGCTTTTGGCCGCCTGGGCCGCGCTGATGCTTGCCCCTGCCGCGCTTGCTTCTGCGGTGGCTAATACTTCCTTCTGCGCCAATGCCTGTGCTTGCAAATCAATTGTTGTCTGCCTGATTCCCGCCTGTTTCACCTGCTCCGCCGCGACCTGCGCCGCTGCGTCTGACTGAATCGCCGCAATTCTGGTGTTAATCTGCGCCAGTTCCTGCGCCTTGACTGTTCCCGTCTCCCGCGCCGCAGCCAATTTCGCTTTTTCAGCCGCGACTGCCGCCGCCGCTTCCGCCTGAATGGCCGCGACCTTCTGCGTTGATTCGGCCATCTGCTTTTGCGCCGCGCCCTGATTGGCGGTTATCGCCGCCATTTTCGCCCGTTCAGAAGCTGCAACCGCCGCCGCTTCCTGTGCCGCGTGTTGCATTTCCGCCGCGTGTCTTGCCGCGTCCGCTTCCGCGCGTTTTGCCGCGCTGGTCTGCGCCGCCAAAGTCTTCTGCTGTTCTGTCGCCGCCGCAATGGCCGCTTGCTGCTGCGCCGCTGCCGCCGCGCTTCTGGTTCCCGTCACCAATGAATCAAGTGTTTTGAGAAGTGCCGTCAATGGCGAAAAAGCCGCGACCAGGCCCTTTCCGGCCATCGCCACGACCTTTATCGTTGTTCCAAGAACTGCCGCGCCCGATGTTACGCCCGCAATTGTCGTAATCAATCCGCCGTTGTTCCTTGCCCATTCCGCAGTTGCCGACAATGCCCTTGCAAAACTTTCGGCCAATGGCAAAACGCTTCTTGAAAGCATATCGCCAATGGCAATGCTGACGCCTTCAAACGCTGATGCCAAACGCCGCAACGCGCCGCCAATGCCCTGTTCCATCTGGTCCGCCGTCTGCTGCGCCGTTCCGTTCGCTTCGTTCAACTTCTGTTTGAATGCGTCAATTGCCGACGTGTCCGCCGTCAATGACAATCCAGCCATTGCGCCGCGCATATCAAAAACGTCTTGTGCGAATGCCAGTTTTTCCGCGCTTCCCATTTTAGACATCGCGCCCGCAATGTCATAAATTATCGTCTCCATCTTGCGCAGATTGCCGTTCGCGTCAACGGTGGTGATGTTATACTGCTTCAGGAAATCTTGAACTTTCGGGTCCGCAAACTGGCTGTATGCCTTCCGCAGCGCCGTTCCGGCCATACTGCCCTTGATGCCCATGTTGGCCATAATCCCCAATGCGGCGCAAACGTCCTTTATGTCCTCTCCTGCCGCTGCCGCCTGTGGACCTGCCATTTTCAACGCCTCGCCCAAATCTCCCAACGTCTGTGCGCTGTTGTTGGCTGTCGCCGAAAGCAAATCCGCCATTATGCCGGTCTGGCTGGCATCCATACGGAAAACGCGCAAATTGTTTGCTGCGATTTCCGCCGCCTGGGCCAAATCAGTTCCCGTCGCCTTCGCCAGATTCATCATCGGCTGGATTGCCGCGTCAATTTCCTTGCTGGAAAATCCCATGCGCCCCAATGCAATC